ACCGACGTGATATCTACAGCACTGAATGGGCTCGACACCTGCCCAACAGTCAAATTGTAAACGACTGGTTCACTGATGGTGATGTAACTATTGCTCCTTGGCTAGTTGGAGATGATCACAAGCGTGTGCCCAAATTAACATCCAAATATGTGTTTGGACATTTTGAACTGCCACATTTCAAAATGAATGCCATGGTAGAGATGCCAGACCATGGAGAAATATCGGCAGAAGATTTTGGTGGTGTAGATCGAGTCTTTAGTGGGCACTTTCATCTTAGACAACAACGTAAAAATATACATTACATTGGCAATTGCTTTCCTCATAATTATGCAGATGCCGGAGATGCAGATCGCGGAATGATGATATTGAACTGGGGAGATGAGCCGGAATATCATGCTTGGCCAGGACAACCATTATATCGTGTGCTCAAACTTAGTCAAGTAATCGACAGTGCCCCGACACTGCTAGCACCAAATATGCATATTCGTGTAGAATTAGACATTGACATCAGCTACGAGGAAGCAAACTTTATCAAAGATACGTTTGTCAAGGATTATAATCTGCGTGAAATGGCACTGATTCCTGTTAAGAATTCAGCAGTAGACACAGACATGTCGCCTGGCGAAATCAAATTTGAAAGTGTAGATCAAATTGTCACAGACCAACTGACCAATATTGAATCTGAATTCTTTGATTCAAAGTTATTGCTGCAAATCTATCAGAATTTATGAAATGCCATTAAAAAAATCAAAGCTACTATGCTGACATATCCTCTATGGCCAATGGTTTATGCTAGGCTACAAGCAAAATATAACATTATAGCCGAAATTAATTTACATAATTTAGCAAATGATCCTGGCCGATTGTACCAGAGTTTGTCTTTGGCATATAAAGATCATTATGATCCAAATGATCGAATTTTAATTTATCATTATGACACAGACTTTTACTATGGAAGCAGCGGAGATGGATTTATTATCAGCAATCTCATGACCTGTTTAAATCATTTGGACATATCTGTGTGCTTTTGCCTGTTGCTGACCAATCACTATGGTATTTCAAGCGAAATAAATCAAGGAGTAACCGACGAGTTTGGCATGCAAATATTTGAAAATAACTATTTACTGAAACAAACTGATCCAAATCCTCAATCAATTGATATCAATGTTGACAAAATTGTTAAATCCTACATCTGTTTAAATGGTGCCAAACGATTGCATCGGGTCATGTTTTTGTGCTATCTTCGAGAACACCAGTTGCTAGACTGTGGTATTCTGTCCTGGCATTTTAATTCCGCCCTGGCCACACTTTCAAACACAACAAAGATTAGCAGCGACACTACAAACCTGCCAACTGATTTGATATTTGTAACAACGACTCCGTTTACTAACATTAATGATCGATTTGGCATAGATGTTGCTGGGCAAGACGTTTTTAATCGACACCATTGGTTTTTTTCCAACAATTGGAAAGATACAACAATCACCGGTGCACCAAATATAAATCGGTGGGATATTCCGTCGGTTCAGCAGGCATTTTTATACGTGTCGGTTGAGACTGTATTACAATACCCGTATCCGTATCTAACAGAAAAAACATTTCGAGCAATCTTGTATAAAAGACCTTTTGTAATTTTAGGTGCACCTGGATCTTTAGCTCAAATAAAAAAATTAGGATTTAAAACTTTTGATCATCTATGGAACGAAGACTATGATTTAATTCAAGATCCGAACCATCGCATACGAGCAGTGATAAAAATTGTCAAGGAAATTGGCGCACTATCAATTGACCAGTTGAAAGATTTAATGTATAGTGTACAGGATACAGTTGAATTTAACCACAGGTTTTATGTTCAAGAATTTTCAAATACTATTTTAAACCATAGGCTAGACACCATTTGATACACATTAAAAATCTTACTGTCCGAAATTTCATGAGTGTGGGCAATGCCACACAGGCCATTGACTTTGATCGTAGTGATCTCACACTGGTGCTAGGCGAAAATCTAGATCTAGGCGGAGATGGAAGCCGTAACGGCACAGGTAAGACCACTATCATCAATGCTTTAAGTTATGCATTGTATGGCAATGCTCTTTCAAACATTCGCAAAGATAATTTAGTAAACAAAACCAATGGGAAGAACATGTTGGTCAGTTTAGACTTTGTTTGCAATGGCCGAGATTATAAAATTGAACGAGGTCGCAAACCCAATGTGTTAAGATTCTTTGTGAACAATCAAGAGCAAATGGTCACTGACGAAGCACAGGGCGACAGCAGAGAAACACAGGATGCCATTGAACAAACTCTAGGTCTAAGTCACGATATGTTCAAACATATCCTGGCACTTAACACTTACACAGAACCGTTCCTGAGTCTAAAGGCCAACGACCAGCGCACCATCATTGAACAGTTGTTAGGCATTACCATGCTCAGCGAGCGAGCTGACAGGATTAAAGAACTTAATCGAGAAACTAAAGATGCAATAACTCAAGAAGAATTTAGAATTCGTGCAGTTACCGAAGCTAACAAAAGAATCGAAGAACAAATTGAAGCCATAAAACGCCGCCAGACTTTATGGTCTAACAAACACACAGAAGATATTAACAATCTTACCAACGCACTAACTGCGTTAAAAGAAATTGATATTGATGTTGAAATACAAGCGCACAAGGATCACAAACTTTGGGATCAAAAACGCAAAGATATCAATGACCTAGCCGGCTCTATCAGTCGAATTAAACTTGATTTAGGTCGAGAAGAAAAAACAATTGCCAAGATAGTCAAAGACGTAGCTGCATTGGAAAAACATACTTGTCATGCCTGCGGGCAAGATCTGCATGACGAAAAACATGAAGAAGTACTGGCCAGTAAACAACAAGATCTGGCCACAGCTCATGCCAATGCCGAAATGTACACACATGATCTCATGCAGCTGGAAGCCACACACAAAGGATTAGGTGTGTTAGGCAAGCCTCCTAAAATGTTCTATGACAAAGAAGAGGATGCCATTCAGCACCGTGCCACACTAGAAAATCTACAAAAACAAATTGCAGACAAGTCAGCAGAAGTAGATCCATACGGTGAGCAAATTGAAGATATGCAAGGACAGGCACTGCAAACAGTTGATTATGAAACACTCAATGAACTCACAAGATTGCAAGAGCATCAAGATTTCTTGCTTAAACTATTGACCAGCAAAGACAGTTTTATTCGCAAAAAAATCATTGAGCAAAATTTAAGTTATCTTAATATAAGGCTCACACACTATCTAGATCGTATTGGATTACCGCACACAGTGTTATTCCAAAACGATTTAACAGTCAGCATTGAAGAACTAGGGCGTGAATTAGATTTTGATAATTTATCGCGTGGCGAACGCAACAGATTGATATTGAGTATGAGCTGGGCATTCCGTGATGTCTGGGAAAGTTTATACCAGCCTATCAATTTGTTGTTTGTTGATGAAATGATCGACAGCGGTTTAGACACACAAGGTGTAGAGAATGCACTGGCTTTGCTGAAGAAAATGAGTCGTGAACGCCACAAGTCAATCTGGCTTGTTTCACATCGCGATGAACTGGCCGGACGTGTGGAGAACATTCTCAAAGTTATCAAAGAAAACGGCTTTACTAGCTACAACACGGACATTGATCTTGCGTGACTTAAAAGTTCTACATCTCGAACCCACGGACGTATGCCAGGCCGCATGCCCGTTGTGTGCTAGAGAAACTGACACAAACTTTAGAAAAGATCGTCAGCATCATCTTTCTATGAGTCAAATTCTCAATGTGATCAATGAAGATAAAATACGCCAATTAGACAAAATGTTTATGTGCGGCAACTACGGAGATCCGGCTGCTGGTAAACACACGCTGGACATATTCAATAGGTTCAGGTCTATCAACAACAACATTACACTGGGTATGAATACCAATGGCGCTATACAAAGCACATTCTGGTGGCACGGCCTAGCCCAACTCATGACTCAGCCGCAAGATTATGTGGTGTTCAGTATTGACGGGCTGGCAGACACTAATGGCGTATATCGTAAAAATGTAAACTGGGATAAACTAATGGCCAACGTTGAATCATTTGTTTCGGCCGGCGGCTCTGCACACTGGGATATGTTGGTGTATAGACACAATCAACACCAGGTCGACAAATGCGAACAAATGGCTAGAGACATGGGGTTCAGCTGGTTTCGTGCCAAAGTTTCAAAACGTCCATTTACAGAAACGTTGCAATTCCCAACTGGATGGCAACCAATTCAAACACAATCAACTGCAATAAATTGCTACGCCCTTAGAGAAAAAAGTGCATTTATTGATGCAAAAGGCAACTTGGTACCCTGTTGTTGGTTAGGCACAAGACAACAGGACTTTATTACAGATATTGATGCTATTCCTACACAGGACCCTATCTGTTCCGCAGTGTGTGGGCAAACCAGTATGGGCACAGCATTTGATCAACAATGGCAACGAGAAATAGAACTAACATAAAATCACAAACAGGCAACAACAAGGCATAACTATAGAGCAAGGATAACCCGCACACAACACATGATCTGGCTATATCAAAATGCTCCAATTGAGACTTTACCAGAAGATTGTGTAGGGTTTGTTTACTTGATTACAAATAATCTTTCTGGTCGCAAGTACATAGGCAAAAAATTAGCAAAATTTAGTAAAACCTCATACAAAGTAGTAAAATTAAAGAACGGCAACAAAAAGAAAAAACGAATTCGAAGCAAGATTGACTCAGACTGGCAACTATATTATGGATCAAACGACCAACTCAACAAAGACATTCTAGCGCAAGGCGCCGACAACTTCACAAGAGAAATATTATTTTATTGTAAATCAAAAGCAGAATGCAGTTATGTAGAAGCTAGAGAACAATTCAATCATAGAGTATTAGAATCAGACGACTACTACAACGGACAGATTGTGTGCCGCATACATGGTAGTCACATAAAAAATAAAATTTAGATAGGCAGCTTTACTGACTCTGTGCTGGATGGTTGGTCCAGCCCCATCGAGGAACGGTGCAATACCCGGTCTAGAACTTTGGGTGTCAAAGGCAATTGCTAACTTAAGGCAACAAATGGTTCGGGCTCTGATGAAAAAGATACAACCCGTGCTCATAGAACTTGGATTTATCGTCGGGTTACTAGGGTTCCGTTGATATGTGAAACTTGAGTAGGGGGTACCGGTCAACCGCCTCCGCGCAGGAAACTGCAATCTCATTATGATAGATGACTGGGCTACTCAGATAATGCTTTTTCATGTTCACCGTGCATACGGTGAATTGTGACCAGTTAATCTAGATAATACTAAAGAAAAACAAAATTGATGAACGAAGTGAAATCAATAGAACTTTGCAGCGCAAAGTTCTTAAAGTAGTTGTTTGGTTAATAGCTTAGAAAATAAATCAAAATAAAGATTATTAGAGTTAATGCCAGGATGAGCAAGATCATCGTTTACATCTATTTTGCTTGATAGCATCGAATTATATAAATTTAACCATAGTAGTTCGTGTATGCCACCCAAATTAATAAAATTATCATGCATGGTATTGTATAACTGAAACACTTCGGTATCATCTCGACTGTTGGTGTTTAATAGTTTTTGAGTATACGTGGTATATTCAGATGGAAGCACAGATTCTTTTTTAATAAAAAAATTGTTGTCCCAAGGACACAATCCATTGATAAAAAAGACTTTGGTTTTTGTTAATTGTGCAAGATTAACAATTGTATTAACATACTCAATAAGATTTGATATTTCGTAGTAATCGTGTGCCAGTGATGTAAACCTCTCGCAAATTGAAGTCAAATAAGCACTGGTGTAGTTTATATCATTTAAGTTATGGGTATGGCATTTGAGATTTGGCATAAAACATTGTCTGGTAGTGTAAGTTTCAAAACCTAATTCTAACTCATAGCGCGGCATACTGGTCCATTCGACTATGGCATATTCAACCGGATACGTTAATAATACTTTTACTGTGTCTTGAAAAATACCTGCATTGGATCGGCCACCTCGACTCACGTTAAGTTGGGTAGTGTGCGAAAAACATTTATGATATACCTGATTAACCCACAAAGACGGTTCAGTTTTTTTCAATTCAAATCCGTCGCCGGCTGTGTATGAACAACCTGCAAAAAGTGTGTATTTCATAGATTTTGATCAGGCCAGTCTCTGAAGAGCGCATGCTGTATGTTGCCACTGACAAATTGATTAAACGATTTGTGTTTCTCTTCGAGTTCGCCTTCGAGCGGTGCTACTCGTTTGAATGCCATGTCCATCTGAGCCATGTCTTTAAATTCCATGATGATCATCCATTCGGGCATGTTAGCAATGCTGCGGAATCCCATTTTGCATCTTGTGATTCTATAGCTTTCCATTCGGCCTTCAGCAATCAAATGATCAAAAAAACTTTTCATTCCGTTGACCCAGTCAAGGTCAGAAATATCGCCCTCTTTGTCTGCCCAAATTGTG